AAGGTAAAAAAAGACGGGGACGTAAATCCAACTATAGACATAAAAAAACTAATAATAATAAATCAATAAAAAAGTAATAAAATGAATTTAAAAGAATTACAAGCAATGATCAAGGAAGAACTTGATGCTTATATGAACGAAGAAGCTGTATCTGAAGAAACAGTATCTGAAGAAAACACTGAAGAAGCTATGGCAGTTAATGTTGATGCGGACGACGTTGATGCTGATGGTGATATGAAAGGTGATGATTCAGAAGACTTATTAAGAAAAATCTTTGACATGTTAAAAGATAAATTTGAAATGGAAGACATGGATGATGAAGAAGATGACATGGATGAAGATAATATGATGAAAGAAGCTGACTTAGAAGAAGCAGCATCTACAGGATTTGGAGATGCGGGAGCTAAAAATACTTCAGGAAAAGATGCAGGATATACTCCAGCTAAAACAACTAGAGGTGATGGTAAACTTCATGAAAATAAAGAAGAAGAAACATCAGCACTTCAAGAAAGATTCCAAAAATTAGCTAATATTATTAAGTAAGCTACTTATGACTCTTGATGAGTTATTATTAGAATGGTCTTATAGGTCAGAAAAGGGGTATCCATCTATGGATAACCCTTCTGACGTCTTATTATTAGAACAAATCCTTAAAGAATTAGATTTACCCACAGACGAAATCCTATCTAAATTAGAACAAGATGAACCAGGAGGTGATGATATAGAAACACCTGGTACTGATGGTATGGAAGATTCAGAAATTGAATCAGATAAAGAGGAAGACGCTGCTATAGATTCAGGACAAACAACTGAATATGATGAATTAATTAAAAAAACATTAGGTGTAGATCAAATTCCACAATCAAAAAATAAATATAAATATCCTGGTTCTGGAGGAGCCACTTATATTGAACAAGTTAAACCAGATGATTTAGAAATTTGGCAAAAATTATGGGAAGCTAAACCAGAAAAGAAAACTGAAAAAGGTGTTGAAACTGCTGGTGTAGGTAAAGGAGAATTATCTTTATATTGGTTATATAATCATTCAAATTCAAATGTAAAAGCTACAGAAGGTAGAGCGGGTGATGATCCAGATTTATTTTTTAATGGAAATGGAGTTGAAGTTAAAGCTTATAGCTCACATAATAAAAAATTATCCATAGGAAGATATGGAGCAGATAAAGAAAATTTAAGATTATTAGGAATTATATTTGGTATTTCAACTTTAGCTAGAGTTTTTGGTGGTGAAGGTACAGATAAAACTATTAATCCTACTAATTTTAAAGGAACAGATTTAGAAGATGCATTTAAAAGTGTAGCCGCTTTTAGTGAAATTGATTTAGATCAACTTTCGGAAGTATATCCTATTTTTAATCAAATAAAAACTAATTTAGATTTTTTAAAAGATAAATTAGAATTTAATAATGCTAAAGAAGGAGCATTAGCAATGGGTAGAAAGTTTTTAAAAGATAAATTAAATCGAAAACCAGGTGATGGTAATCATTTAGTAAATATTATGAAAAATGGTAGTATGAAATTCTTTTTAGTAGAGTTTTCTATAATAGATAGTGATGATAATATATTAGAAAATATGGGTTCTTCACAAAGCGCTATGGGTCTTAATTTTACAAAAACATTTGGTTAAAAGCTTGGCTTATACTAATATTTTCTATACCCTACCACTGTAGGGGTTTAAAAATCGAAACGCGAACCGGTTATGGATCAATATAATCCTAAAAATATAGATAAAGCACTAAAAAGAATAGAAAAATCTGATACTTTAAAAGATATCAACCGTTCTGAAACTAATATAATGTCATTTTTTAATGATATAGAGGAAGAAAATAATTTAGAAAAACAAAAATCTGCAGCCGAATTAAAAAAAGAACAATATTTAGAAAAAGTAAATTCTTTAAAAAAATTAGTAAAAAATATAGGCACTAAGGAAGAATTAAATCGTATTACTGCCATAGGAGCTTTGATAGAAACTACTAATTTTATTAGTTTAAAACCAGATCGTAAAAAAATGTTAAAAGAAAATATGATTTGGTGTAATAAAATATATAAAAGATATTTAAATGAAAATTAGAAATTTAGAAGATTATTATCCTAAAAAGGAAAAAATGAAACGTACTAAACATAGTAAAAAGGATTTGGATACTATAAAAAAACTTCGTACATTTAAGACAACTAAAAAATAATTATATGAAATACGGTAGACAAATGCAAGGTGCTTTAGATAGATTTGATCAAGCTTTGGCACAATTAAGAGGATTAATTAAAAGGGGACAAAACCAAGATGCCATTCGTTTTATGGAAGAAGGTTTATTAAAAGAACGTTTTGAAGAATTACAAAATATTGTAACTATATCACAAACTGGAAATATAGGAGCAAGAGGCACATCCCAAACAAATTCATTTTAATAAAATTAAGTTATGTTATCAGCAGAAAAAATCCAATCAAATTGGGATCGTTATTTAACTGAAATCAATACAAATATTTCGAAAGAAAGAAATAATGTATTAATTCCTTTTTTGGAAAAATATAAAGAAAGAATAATGATGATGCCGGCTGCAGCTAAAAATTGGCATCATTCAGCGTTTGCTGGAGGTTATGTTGATCATGTTTTACGTGTATATGATTGTGCAAATGAATTATATAAAACATGGAAAAAAATGGGAGGTGATATATCCACATATACCGTTGAGGAAATGCATTTTGTTGCTTTATTCCATGATTTAGGTAAAATGGGACAACAAGAAGGTGAATATTATCAACCTAATGATTCACAATGGCATATTGATAAATTAGGTCAAATTTATAAGTTTAATACTAATATACCTGCAATGAAAATTCCAGAACGATCTTTATTTTTATTACAAGAAATAGGATGTAAGGTAAGTCAAAATGAATATATTGGTATTAAAATACATGATGGTTTATATGATGAGTCTAATAAATTTTATTTTATGTCTAGTATGAAAGAAACTAAATTAAGATCTCATTTACCTTTATTAATGCATCAAGCAGATCATATGGCTGCTCAAATAGAATATGAATTATGGAATAATGCTAATAATGCAGTTCCTAAACAATCATTTAAACCTAAAAATGCTAGTAAAGGTGATAAAACACTAAGAGCAGCTAAAAAAGTTAACACTGAAAATAATCCAAACTTATCTAAAGCAACTATAGATGTTATAGATTCGTTTTTTAAAGATTAAATATGACTACACTTAATATTATATTAATAATAGCTTTAACAATTGTAATAACAACTTCTTTTTTTATAATTAGAAACTTAATAATAAAAAATGAAACATTAGAAGATTTTATTTCAAAACAAAGTGAAGCTATAGAGGCTTGTGATCAAAGACTAAAACAAATAGATGATAAAGGTATGTTTTATGCTGATGATCAAATTGGTTTTTTCTTTAAAGAAGTACAAAAAATACAGGAAGCATTAAATGAATTTACGTTAAAATAACCCTTAAATGTCAAATAAAACTAAAAAAGAACCGGCTATAACCGGTTCTCTTACTCCCGAACCTGTTGTTAAAAAAAGAAGAGGTAGAAAACCCTCTAAAAAACAATATTTTACAGCAGACGTAGATGCAGCTATAAAAGAATATTTAGCATCATCTAATCAAGATGAAAGAAATGAAATATATCGTACTCGTATAGCATATGCCTTTTATAAATTAGCTGAAAATTTAATTCATACATTTAAATTTTACTATACAGAAGTTGAATCGTTAGAAGATTTAAAACACGAAGTATGTTGTTTTTTCTTAGAAAAATTAGATTATTTTAAACCCGAAAAAGGTTCTAAGGCATTTTCTTATTTTAGTATAGTAGGTAAAAATTATCTTATACTATATAATAATAATAACTATAAAAAGAAAAAACAAAAGGCTGATCCTTTAGCAGCTGATGAAGATGAAGGAGTATTAAGACAATTAGGTAGAGATGAACGTAAACAGGATATTAAAGATTTTGTAGATTTTTTTACTGAATATGTAGATAAACATATATTTATTTTATTTAAGAAAGATCATGATAGAAAAGTATGTGATGCAGTAAATATATTATTTAAAAGAAGAGAAAATTTAGAAATATTTAATAAAAAAGCACTTTATATTTATATAAGAGAGATGACAGGAGTAGAAACTCCAGTAATTACTAAAGTAACTAAAATACTTAAAAAGTTATATAAAAAATTGTATACTGAGTACACAGAAACGGGTTATGTAAAAATTTAACTTTTTCCATATTTATAATAAAATAGTATGGATCCATTAAACCAAATATTATTTGATGATAAATCTTTTTCTGATTTACTAAAAGAAATTCATGGTAATCAGAATAAAAAGAAAAAACAATTAGCGTCTTTAATAGCTGAATTAAAACCTTTAGTTCAAACACTAGGAGATGCTACTGTAGTAGTTCCATTGATTAAAGAATATATGGAAATAAGTGTTAAAAATGATGACCAGTTAATAAAAATGGCTGCTATAGTTCAACGTTTATCTACAGGTACTACTAATACAGGTGATGGTGGGTTATTAACGGAAGAAGAAATGGCACAACTACAAGAAATAACTGAAGAAATAGCTAAAACTGTAGAAGAACCTAAACAAATAGAAGCACCCGATCAAAATGACAATAGTAAAATCTAGAAGTAGTAGACAAAATATATCTATAAAAGGTGGATCAGTTTTAACAGCGGTTAGAGTATTAGATATTATATTAGATATAAATCATCCCTTAGCAGAAGAAAATGGAAATTATGATGCCATAGGAAAAATATTTTATCATAATTTAGATGATAACAACCCTAACAGAAATCCTAAAGATGCATCAACTGCGGTACCTTTATTTTCTCATTTAAAATATTATCCATTAATAAATGAAATAGTTTTAACTATAACTACTAATGATAATAATCCTTATGATGGTAAACAAACTACAACATATTATTTACCACAAATTAATATGTTTAATTCATCACATCATAATGCAGTACCTTTTTTCAAAAAACAATCCACTAATAGTACTTTAAATAGTAATTATAAAGAAAATGAGATAGGGTTAAGTAATAATGAAAATATAGAGGAGATAAATTTGGGTAGATATTTTAAAGAACAACCAAATATAAAGTCTCTTATCCCATATGAAGGAGATTTAATATTAGAGGGAAGATTTGGGAATTCTATTCGATTTGGTTCTACTAGTAATGATCCTAGTATAACTAATATAAATAATTGGAGTGATTTAGGAAATACTGGGGATCCCATTACTATAATAAGAAATGGACAATCAATAAATTTAGATGAAAAAGGATTTATACCTACTGTAGAAAACATA